ATTTTGGAAGAAATTTTTAGGGATGCCCTGAAGGAAAGACTTGGCAGATTTCTGTCAGAGCAAGAAATTTTATACCATAGAGAGAAAGATTTAATAATAGGGTGGTTGCTAAAAACGGGCAAAATCTCACTTTCATATGTAATGAGAAAATTTCAATGCACTTGCGAAGAGGCTACAAAAAAGATTAGCGAAGCCACAAAACATGAATGTCCCCTATGCAGCAGGAAAGAAATAAATTATTTTGATGCTGAGTTTGAGGTATGCAAATGCTTCGGACAGATTGCAACATAGGGAACATTATCAGACGTTATATAAAATAATACAGGATAGCTCAACTGGTAGAGCATCACACTTTGGATGTGGCGGTTGGCGGTTCGAATCCTCCTCCTGTAATGTGCAATGTAATATATGGAAAATCTTGAAAATAATCCACTTTTTGTAAAAGTTCGAGTCACAAAAAGACTTTATAAAATGTGGGATCGTTACGAGCGTTATCAACGATGGCTAGGAAAACAGTTACTGGAAGGATATATGACACAGAAATATAAAGCTTGCTGCGGAAGGAGATGCCTGGTTTTGGGATGCAAGATCAATGAAAATGGCGGATGTTTTTGCGCGTGCAGGTCGAATGATTCTATTCAAACTCTAAAGAGAGCGATCGATGGCTCAATGATATACCGAGGTTCGATTTATTATGCCGATCCAAATGAAAGACAGAAGCATTTAGATCGGATGACTCCCGAACAACGCGCTCGAGAAGATCATTTCCGGCTTATTGAAGCTCCAGAACTTCTCAAAAAATATGAGGAAAAATTTAAAGAATTCATCGATGACCAAATTTGACTGCTTAAAATGGGGATGCGCCGAAGAAAATGAAAGCCTTTAATTTCTCCGTTACTTTGATTCTTCCTGAAAGCTGTCCGACATTCAATTATATTTTGAACAAAGACGGTGAATGTATACAAGTTTTTTGGAAAGAAAGAAAGTGGATCAGCAAAGAAGATGCTAAGGAATTTTTGCCTGAATCTCGTATAAAATCTTGATGGGAATAAATGGTAAATAATTTTGAAAATAATCCACTTTTTGTAAAAGTTCGAGTCTCAAAAAAACTTTACAAGCAATGGGATAGTTACCAGCGATATCAGAAATGGATTGGAAAGGCATTATTGAAGGAGATTACAGCTACATACAAAAAAGCATAGGAGTTTATGCATTGGATTAGCATCAAAGATCAGAAGCCTCCAACGGAAAATCCCCTTCACTTTTATTGCGAAGATGGTAGTCAGGAAATAGGTTGGTATAATGAAGACTGTGACCATTGGGACGTAGGCGGGTGGGTTAATTGTTTCTATTGCGGAGGGAAATCCCCGCTTCTTTTAATAAAACATGCATGGTGCAAAGAAAATAAAATAATCACCCATTGGATGCGACTGCCCGCTCCACCAGAGAATTAGGAGAAAATGGACAAAGAAATTGATGGAGCCGAACAAGTAGAATATGCAATACAGATCGCAGGCCACATCTTGAAATTTTTATACGAAGCCAAATGCCCAGAAAACATCGGCCAGGCGGCACTCGGCAATGCTTGGTTCAGATTGTGCTTAGGAATGGAATTTACTCCACAACAATTTCAAGAGATGTGCGATGTCATGGCCACGCAATACAAAATCGCTCACAAAAAATATTACAAAACTCAATAGAAAATATTTCCACAAATAAACATTCTTTGATATGTGTCAGCTAAACGCATACACAAGGAATTTATATGCACATGAAGAAAAAAGCAGCCTGCGATAAAAAAATGATGATGAAAGAAGAAAAGATGGATCATTCCAAAAAAATGATGATGAAAAAGAAAATGCACAAAGGTAAAAAGTAATGGATCGCAAAATGCGACAGCAGGTTACTAAACCTATTCGCAAAGCTGAAAAGATCCTTAAGAAGGCAGAGCGCTCAAATGTAAAGTTGGCAAATTACGATGAGCGCATCCGCGATCCTGCAATAAAGAAATACAAACAGATGAAGAAGAAGGGCTGCTAATCAAATTTCCGGATTTTATGTGCTACATGCCAGGGAAAATCTGCCCTCTCTGTCGATGTAATAATATATTCATCGGCTGAATTTACGCATTTTACATGAATTCCATCTTCTTCGATCGAAACTTCACCTAGAATATGCTCATCGGGAAATTCTATATATCCGACCGTCTTAACTTTTGACATTTTATCCATTTTTTTGTTGAACGATAACGCAACTCTCATTTACTAAGGGAGTAAAATAAGGTTTATCGTGGAAAAAATCACTTGGCATAATGAGATTCGAAAGGTCAAAGATCTCAAACCTTATCCTTTAAACCCTCGTCAAATCTCAAAAGACCAAATGGCGCAGCTCAAACGCAGTATCGAGAAATTCGATTACGCCGAGATTATCGTTGCGCAGCCTGACAGTACAATCATCGCAGGACACATGCGGATAAAGGCTCTCATCTCATTGGGTCGCAAAAATGAAGAAATAGATGTGCGCGTGCCCAACCGCCAGTTAACCGAAGAAGAAATGCGCGAATACCTTGTCAGGAGCAATAAAAATACAGGTGAATGGGATTGGGATTCACTTAGCTCGAATTTCGAACTGCATGATTTGTGCGATTGTGGATTTACAGCTGAAGATTTTCATATATCGCTAGAAGAATCAGTTCTCGAAGAAGAAGAACAAAAACAAAAATGCCCTGCTTGTGGTAAGAAATTGAAGAAAATTAATTCCAAATGAAGTAATATATTATTATGGACGAAAGATTCACAGTAGAATATATCCAGCGTGAAGCTAATATTATAATTAAATTCTTTTGCAAACGACAAAAAAAGAAGGGAAGCCAATGGCTATTCACTCCCTTTTCGGAAATGGATCATAGAATTATGAAAAGACTGGGGATAAAGTGATTCATGCAAGGAAAAAATCCTCCTGGAAGACAGCTTATAGAAATTGATTGGAATAAGGTTGATACTCTAATACGCCATCAATGTACCGGAGAGGAGGTTGCTGGAGAATTAGGCATATGCTACGACACTCTGGTTAGTAGAATACAAGAAAAAGACAATGGAATCTATTCGGGTTTTTCGGAGTATGCTTCCAGTAAAAAAAGCTCTGGAAAGGCTCGTCTTAGAAGTTCCCAATTTGCAAAAGCTTTAAAAGGCGATAGCAAAATGCTTGATAAGCTTGGAGATGTATACCTTGGCCAAGCGCGGAAAGAAACAGAATTGCCTCCAAATGAACCAACTCTCATGGATCTCCATAACGTTTTGGGTGAAAATAAATCCTTGAAAGAGCAACTTGAGCAATTGCAAAAGGAATTTGATGCCTTTAAGTCCCAAGCAGATCCTCTCATACCAACAAGCGACCAAACGCTTTAACATCTGGGTCGGCTCTGTCAGAGCTGGCAAGACCTATTCCTCTATCCTCAAACTAACAGATCTACTTGCCAACGGCCCCGTTGGCGATTGCATGATCATAGGAGTTAACCGTGACGCGATTCAAAGAAATGTGCTTATACAGCTATACAAGTTTTTGGGATTTCCTGAGCCTTCAAATAAAACAACACAGACCAAACTCTACTCTAGGCATATCTACTTTGTCGGAGCTGATGATGAAGGTGCGGTGCGTCGAATCAAAGGCTCAACTCTGGCATTTGCTTACGTTGACGAGGCGACTGACATACCTCAGCCTTTCTGGAAGATGCTGCTTTCAAGGCTCTCCGTTAAAGGCGCACAGCTGCTGGCAACGTGCAATCCAGAAGGGCCACATCACTGGCTTAAGAAAGAATTTATCGATAGAGCGCATGAACTAGATCTAATCTATTGGAATTTCACCCTCGATGACAATCCTTCACTTGATCCGAAGTACAAGGAAGAATTGAAAAAAGAATACACAGGGATGTGGTACAAAAGATTCATTTTAGGAGAGTGGGCCGTTAGTCACGGTCTAATATATGATAGCTATGATGAAACCAATGAATATGAGCAACCGTTCAATCCTCCGAACTACTACATTATTGGAATCGACTACGGAACCAGCAACGCAACGGCAGCTGTGCTATTGGCTGTATCTCCTACTAAATGGCCGCAGATCCGCGTTGAAGAAGAGTATTACTACGATTCGGTCAAAAAAGGTCGTCAGAAGACAGATGCGGAGCTTGGAGAGGATATCAAAGACTTTATCGGTTATAAAAGCGTGCAAGCTATCTACGTTGATCCATCTGCAGCAAGCCTCAAAGCAGAACTTCGACACAAAGACTTGCCAGTAAGGGATGCAAAGAATGATGTTATCGAAGGGGTGAAGGTGGTCAGCAAATTCATTTCTGGCAAGAATCTTGTTATTCATAAGGGATGTAAAACATTACGTGAATGCATCCAATCTTATTCATGGGATCCGAAAGCTGCAGATCAGGGCGAAGATAAGCCCTTAAAAAAGCACGATCATATTATGGACGCTCTTAGATATGCCGTGTATACTGCATTCCCGCAAGGGCAGTTCTCTCATCCCGATGAGCATTTGACTATAGAGCAGATTAGGCGTAATGTTTATGGGAATGATTTTAATCCATTGGGAATGCCGATGGGGGGGTATATGTAACATGGATAAAAAAGATAATGATCAATGATTGGTTGAAAAACCTTCCTCCCTATCATCAACTTTACATTACGCACAATGGGCATCGAACTTCCTATCAATCAATGAACGACTATTTGAGTGAGGAATACATCAAGGAAGAAATTTCATTTGATGAGGCTCAATTATGCCTAAAAACGGACTCCATATGGGAGATTCAAATATATCCAATAACTCCGATAGGCTTCTATAAAAGCTGTGCATCGACCTTTGAAATGGCTATGGAATTGATATTGGAGAGTTATAATTTCACTGAAGGTAGATGGTTATGAAGTTAGCTGGGAGAAGATTTAAATGATAATTGAGTGTGTATTCAAATTTGTAATGTGGATATTGATTAAACTTAATATAGCCGAATCGATCGTCTTGCATACGGATCCTAACCGGACTCATATTGTGTATTTTAGAAAGAACAAGGGGCCGTTTTGATGATCATAGACCTTTCAGAATGGAACGAATACATAGCCGATGATGTTCCTCCAGGAGCAATTCCCTATGGAATTAAGCTCGAAACAATGCAAATAATAACCGCAAATGGCTATAGGAAGCCTCAATCAGATGATTTTCCGTCAGGGCTTATAGCAGATCCAGACTCGCTCAAATGTAGACTTTTTTGGAGAGAACTAAAATGATTATAAATTGCTTTCCGAGTGGAGACAATCTGCCGAAACAAAAATTTTCTCCCGATATGCTCCAAAGAGATCGCATTAATTCTAAAAAGGGGAAAAAAATGAAAAAAGATAAGTTTTTACAAAAGTTAATGGATTTATGCTTTGATTTGCAACTTAGCGTCAGGGTAAACCACAAAGATGGTCGCATCAATTTGTATGAAGATATGGGCGAATGGGAGTGTGCTGAACAGGCGCTTCTTTATCTAAATAAGATGATCGTAGAAAAAAAATGATCATTGAATTTACGAAAGAGGAGTTAGAGGAAATCTTGGAATGTTTGGAGCAATGCCGCTGTGAATACGGGTGGACCTCTGAATGTGCAACGGCAATAGAAAAAGTAATAGAGGCTCTTCATAATGATCATTGACTGCATAGCCGACTTGCACGGACATTATCCAGAGCTAGAAGGCGGCGACCTTCTTATTGTGGCGGGGGATTTGGTCAAGCATGGAACTGCAAATGAATATGATTATTTTCAAAATTGGTGTTTAACCCAGAAATACACGCAAATAATCGTTATTGCAGGCAATCATGATGTTGCGCTTATTAATGACCCTTGGTTAACTTCAGAATGCGTATCTTTTAAATATCTCTGCGACTCAGGCACAGAATTCGAAGGCCTCAAGATATGGGGCTCTCCTTGGACGCCGTTATTCAAAGGAGTAAACCCTCAATGCACCGCTTTCATGCTGCCAGAAGCCGAATTAGAGGCCAAATTTGCGCTTATACCGGATGATACGGAAATCCTCATCACGCATGGGCCGCCTCTGGGCGTCTTTGATTGGAACAATCAAAACATGAGTTGTGGAAGTAGGTCTCTTGTAATGAGAGCAACTTCTTTGCCTAATTTAAAACTATTTGCTTTCGGTCACCTGCATGGGGCCTATGGGATGATGGACATGGCTAAGGTTAATGAAGAAATTGGGGTAGCCTTCCTCAATAAAAAATGCAAATCCTACCCAATAGTAACCAACTGCTCCCACGTCAACGAACACTATGATCCGGTCAACAAGCCGATTAGGATTCTCTTGTGAAGTATTGTTGCAAATGTGAAGAAGGTTTCTATGATGTCATGGAACATGCATTTTGTGATGAACATCAAAAAGAATATGATGAATGGTTAAACGAAATATATATTCCGGAGGGAAACTGTCCCTGTGGATCTTCAGTCTGGACAAATGGTTCAATGCAACTTACTGACCCTCCTACTTTCCCCGAAATGATGGTATTTCGATGCGCTATATGTCATTATATACAATTAGAATATTCGAGAAGCGGAAGATGTAGGATTAAACGGAGATTGGTATGAATATAGAGATTGATTTGTCGCTGAAAGAAGCTGAAGTAGTTGGCGAAATTGCCAAGAATCACCGAAAGATAATCGATGATTGGTGCAAAGCTTATTTGGCTCAATTGTATGAAGAAGGGATAGATATTAAGCCTGGATGCTTTACTTTATTTGAAGCAGATGTGTATCTTGGTGATGGAAAATTATATAAAAAATACTGGCTTGAGCCGAGAATGGATTAGGGTAATAAGGATTTAGATTTCGCATTCTCTTCTTCCATGAGCTTATAAAGACATCTCTTAGTTTGTTCTGTCTGATAAATACAAAACCCAGCAAAAATCACTACAAGTGCCAGCAGGCATACTAGAAATAATTCAATGTTGTCTTTCATGCAATTTATCATAAAATGCCCTTATTTCTTTTTTCTCATTATGACATATAAAATATCCCATAAGCATTAGAGTGTAAGCTGCGATCATGCCTAGGCTAAATGCACCAATAGCGCGGAAATGAATATTTCTTCGTTCTCTATCCTCATCAAAGCTCATTTCATCCACCTCGTTTTTTCTCAATAATACTATTGACGCACATAAAAGCAATGCAAATTTCCGGCTGGACACCTCAATAAATATTTGATATTAGGAAATTATTAAATATTATTTAACTTGGCCTCCTTTGCATGGGTTCATATGACAACGGGAACTTTTCGGGCTTAGGTTACATCGATCCATCTGATGTCGGTGCTAAGAATCTCAAAAACTTCATGTCCCATTTCTACCAATCTAGCTATCCAGCAAATGGGGTCTATTGGCAACAAGGGTCGATAGATAAACGATTCAAGGTGGGCGACCAAACTTTGTGGTCGATGTTATATGGAGACAACCAATATTTTCAATCACGCAGGTTCTTTTTCAACCTGATACGCCGTCACATCAATATGATAACGGGACATCAGCGCAAGAATCGCAAGTCAACGATCACGATGCCTAATCTGGAAAATGATTCGTTAGCCGATGATTATAATGCAGTCTTAAGATGGAGCGAGGACAGAGATGGATTTCAAGAATATTTTTCGCAAGCTTTTGAAGGTGCGCTGGACACGGGTTGCTGTTTACTGCATCTTTACCCTGATTACACTCTTGATCCTATATCTGGCGATCTTTTTACTGATTGTGTTTCGTGGAATAATTTTCTCATCGACCCATACTATCGTAAACAGGATCTAACAGACTGCACAGCTATATGGCGCAGACGATGGGTGAATAAAATACAGGCCAAAGCACTCCTTCCAGGAAGATCGAAAGAAATTGATAAAATGCAACCCAGCGGGATGAAAGATGGAAGATTCCCTTTGCAGGCAGAGCTTATTAATCTCGATACTAATGCACTTTTCGCCTACGACGAGTTTCATTATCGTTCAACACGGGAAGCAACAATTGTGCTTGATCCTAAAAGCGGGGAAGCCGTCGAGTGGGAAGAGGACGAAGAAGACGAAGACGACATGATGGAGCGCACACTAGCACAACAACCGTGGCTCGTTGTGAAAAAGACGCAGGTTCCTACGGTTAAGCTAGGCATTTGCCTTGGGAATAATGTCCTCTATGATGGCCCCAATTTACTGGGAATCGACCAATATCCAATGGTTCCCCTGCTTTGTTACCACGATCCAGATATTCAGTCCTATGCTTGGCGTATACAAGGCGTTGTGCGCAATCTCCGAGACGCTCAATATCTTTACAACCGCCGCAAAGTTATAGAACTGGACATTCTGGAATCTCAAATAAATTCTGGATGGATGTATAAGATTGATCGTGTTGTCGATTCAAAAGCATTCCGCCAGTCCGGTCAGGGTTTCCTAATACCCGTAAAATCGGGAGATGAGCCTATAGACTCCTCTGTGAAGCGGATAGAGGCTCCTGGTATCCCTCAGTCGATGATAGAGCTTTCTAGGTCGCTTGCTGAAGACATCACCAAAATATCGGGGGTAAATGAAGAATTACTTGGATCTGCTACCGATGATAAAG